CGCGTGATCAGCCGGGCTTCAGGGAGTGTGTTGGCGGCAGGATGCGGGCCAGACGGCCCGGGGTTTTGCGCGCCGGGGAAGTGGTGCCGATGCCCGGATTCGAACTGGGGACCTTCGCATTACGAATCGGCACGCGCGCATGATGCCATGATTTGGAATCAGATGGCATAGGGCGCTTACAAGCAAGCAAAACCGCGACTTAATGGCTTCGTCGGCGGGCAATACGTCGTGCGAACACACGGCACCTTGTGGTGCTAAACCGTGTTCGCGCCGTGGCCCGCTTCACTCGGAGCCAACGCATGCAAGCCAAGATAACACAGGCCCTCGTCGAGAGGGCGCCAGCACCCAACAGGGGCAAGTCCGTCCTCTACGCCGACAGCGAGATGCGCGGCTTCTACCTGATCGTCACGCCAACGAAGCGCAGCTTCTACGTGCAGTCCCTCGTCAACGGCAAGCAGGTCCGCACGAAGCTGGGCGACCACCCGTCGATGGACGCCAAGCAGGCGCGCGACGCGGCCCGCAGGACGCTCGTGGACATGCGGGCGGGCGCGAACCCGAACGAGGAGCGCCGCAAGGCCAAGGCGCGCGGCATCACCCTGCGCGACGCGCTCGACCTACACCTCGCCGCCAAGCCGCTGTCCCCGCGCACCAAGGAGGACTACCGCTACAACTGCGAGCAGTACCTCGCCGAGTGGATGGACAAGCCGCTGGCCGAGCTCGGCGCGGACCGCGCGGGCGTGCGCGAGCGTCACCGCAAGATCACCGAGAAGCACGGCGCGCCCTCGGCAGACAACGTCTTCCGCATCTTCCGCGCCGTCTACAACCGCGGTCTACGGGAGCATCCCGAACTGCCCGCGAACCCGACCGCGAACGTGGACTACCACGGGCTGCGGCGGCGCAAGGTGGACTCGAACGCCGACAAGCTGAAGGCGTGGGGCAAGGCGGTGCTCGACCTGCACCCCGTGCGGCGTGACCTGCACCTGTTCATGATCCTGACGGGGATGCGGCGCACGTCGGCCTGCGAGGCGCGCGTCTCGGAGCTCGACCTCGGCACGAGGCGGCTGCATGTGCCCAAGCCCAAGGGCGGCGCGGCCCGCGCGTTCGACCTGCCGCTGTCGGGACCACTCGCCGACCTGCTCGGCCAGCGGCTGCGGGAGTCGCCCCGCCTACAGCGCAAGGGACAGTGGCTGTTCCCCGCCGACTCGAAGTCGGGCCACGTCGCCGAGGTGGCGCAGCACGAGCTCGACGGCCTCACCGGGCACGCCCTGCGGCACACCTACGCCACCCTCGCCTTGCAGGCGGGCGTTCCCATCGCCGAGCTGAAGTTCCTGCTGAACCACGCGGCGGGCAACGTGACGATGGGGTACCTGAATCCGAGCCTTGACCACCTGCGCGGCTACCAAGAGCGGGCGAGCGCCTACGTGCTCGACGCGCTGGGCCTGCAATGGACTGAGGGCGAATGGCCCCCGCGTCTCAAGACCTGCGGCAGCACGGAGCGGCAGGAGCAGCCCGAGGAAGCGACTGCCTGATCCAATGTCAGCGGGCCATCGCGCCCAAGGGCATGAAACAGAAGGGCCACCTCGAAGGTGGCCCTTTTCCATGCACGGCGGGGGCACGGGTCATAGCGGGATGTCCACGGCCAGCGGGCCGCGGCTCTTCCTCAGGTAGCGCAGGACGGCGCCGCCGAGCTGGCCGAGGGTGAGGTCTCGCTTGAGCAGCGTCGGGCGCATAAGGGTCGAGCACGCCTCATCGTCCCAACCGACCTCGGGCGGCACGGGCACGGCGCACTCCTCGACGGCGAGGTCGAACGGACCCGGCTCGTCGAGCAGGTCGGGCAGGCACACCCATGTGTGGAACCACGCCTCGCGCCATGCCAGCGCGGCGTCGCCCGTCCTGTCGCCCTCGGGGAAGTCGGCCACGCGGATGACGAACACGTCCCCGCCCGCCGAGCGTCGGACCCTCACGCGTCGGGGTCTGATCTTGGGGCGCGACTTCAGCAAGGCTCGTCCTCCCCGCGCTCGGGGCGCTGACGCTCGGGTACCGCTACGCCCTTCTTGCGCATGTCGTGGGCGTACCACCTGACCGACTTGGCGGACGCCTGCGCGCCCTCAATCTGCGAGTTGACCATCTCGGCGATGACGCCGTGCGGGTAGCCCGCGGGGTCCATCAGCAACTCGCGGGCGAGTCGGCCAATGCCCTTGCCGCTGGGCTTCTTCTCGGTCTCTGTCGGGGCCTCGGTCGTCTCGGCGGCGTCGGCCTGCGGCTGTGCATGCGGCTCGGTCACCTCGGGCTCTGCGCACTGTCCGAACGACGCGAGGTCGATGTTCTTGGCCTCGACGATCGAGCCGATTCGTTCGAGCAGCTTGCCTCGGGTCGCAAAGGTCTTGGGTCCAGCAGCCTTGTCGGCGATCTGGTTGTGCAGGGCCAGCAGGTCCTTGGTGCTCATCTCTTGCAGGTTCATCTCACGCTCCTGTGGTTGGGGTGTGAGGTCATTAGGTCGTGTTCGTGGGGATTCGGGAGCGGGGCCCCCTCAAGAAAATTGGCCCGCTGACTGTCCATCAGCGGGCCATGGTCCGTAAGCGCATAAAAAAGAAGGGGATGCCTTGTGGGCATCCCCTCCGAAGCACGGCCGGGGCAACCTCGGCCTCTGTTCCGACCCCGGCCGTTGGCACCAAACTCAGGTCATGTGGGCGAGGGGCTGGCGCTCCGCTTCCGCCCAGGTGTCGCGGTCAAGGTAGGCGTCCCACGCCCGGCTGTAGGGCATGCCGGCGAGCGCGGCGGCCTCGTCGAACTCGTCGGAGTACGGCTTCACGCCGACGCTGGCGGCCTGATCGGCCAGCGCGTCGAGGAGGTCAGCGCCCGAGCGAAGCGCACGCGCCAAGCCGCCGAGGGCGACCGCCACGGGGTGGCGTGCCCCATAGATGGGCTGCTTATGCATCGCTGCCACCGATCAGGCTGCGGTCGATGGCCTGCTCGCGCAGGGCGAGCTGCACGGTGTTCAGCGGGTTCGACTTGCCCTGGTTCCACGAGCGGATCGCGATGAGGATGCCCTGTAGGCGCGCGTCGCCCAGCTTGATGTACTCCTGCACCTTCAGGTAGTCGTCCAGCTTCATCGCGGCGGCGAGCTCGGCGGGGCCGACCGGGCGGTCCTTGGACGGCATGCGGTCCAGCAGGCTCAGCAGCGCGGAAGCGAGGGGAATGTTTTGCGTGGCGACCGCGACCTGGGCCATGTGCCCGAGCTCGGCGGGGCCGGCGTAGGCGAGCTGGTGCAGGTACTCGGTGCGCTTGGGGTCGCCGAGGGCGGCGCCGGCCAGCACCTTGGCGGGGCTGGAGTAGAACTCGCGCTGCGAGACGAGCTGGGCGTGAGGTGCGCCCGCGTCCTTCAGCAGCTTGTCGAGCTCCTTGGCGGAGTTGTCCTTGATCTGGCGGACGGCGGCCACGGTCTCGCTCTGCGCGAAGCGGGCCTTGTCCCCGGCGTCGATGCCGGCGGACTTCCAGCGGTTGGCAATCTCTGCCTTACGCGCCGCGACGTCCTGGTTCAGGCGCTCGATGGCCTTCAGGGCGCGGGTGTGGATGGCGTCCAGGTTGGACGCGAGCTCGCCGATCTGTTGCGGGCTGAGCAGCGGGGAGACTTGGTTCAGGTTCATGGCTCGTTGGCTCCTATGAGGTTGATGGTCCTCCGGTCGCCTTCGAGCGCGTCCCCAGCCGCGGGGTGGTCATGCGCGCCAATGCGCTGACCGGATGCTTTCAATGTGTCGTGGTGCGCTGGCCGAGAACGCCATCGTTCTCCGACCGTGTTCCCTCGTCCGCTGCCGCCGTCGCGGTGGCTTGCGTGTCAAGGGCTTGGGGGCGTCTCGCCCGCCGATGGAGAGTCAGGCGTCCGCGTCGGGATCAGCGCCCACGGGCCAGCCGCCCAAGCCGCCGCAGACCGAGCAGAGCCTCACCGCCACCACGTCGCCGCTGAAGTGGAAGCGCTGACACCGCATGCACCTCACCCAGCCCATGCGCCGGATGACGCGGGGCGGCTCGAAGTTAGGATCAAGGACGTTGGCACGTCGCGCGCCGCCGTCGAGTGGCCACGGCGTCGGCTCGATGAGCGCCTTCGCCAGCAAGCAGTTCTCGGGGTCGTGGACCGCACGCTTACCCGGCGTCGCGCCGAGCCAGCGGTAGTTTGGGTAGTTCGGGTTGTGGGTGCGCCGCTGCACCGTCGAGGTGGGCAGACCGAGCGCCTCCGCTGCCTGCCGGGCGCTGGGGTATCGCACCCCATCGACCTCGATGGCGACGGCGTGCCCGTTACTGCCCGCGGTTGACAGCGCCATGCTCACGCCTGCCCTCGTACTCGTCGGACATGGCCTGCCACGTGTCCGCGTCGATGCGCGGGATCGGGCCGATGCAGGTCATCTCGCAGCTATGGGCCAGGGCATCACGCCCGCCCATCGCGGTGACCGTCTGCGGTGCCGTCTCGTCGAAGGCGTCGAAGTTGCGGTCGATCTGCTCGGCACGTTGCAGGGCCTCGGCCACGGTCAGCTTCTCACTCGTCATCGTCTTGCTCCTTGTTCGCGTGGTACTTGGAGAGCAGCCCTGTCAGCGCCTTGCGCTCGTCGGCCGACATGCGCAGCAGCGCTTCAGCGTCGAGGCCCGTGGAGTCCACCTTGACCCGCAGGCGATCCGCCATCTGGTCGCCGTAGCGCCACTTGAGCAGGACCTCCATGAGCCGGTCGCTGTACTTGCGCACCGTGAGCGGGCGCTCGTCGCCGGTCTCGGGGTCGGCCACGGTCGAGACGCGGCCCTGGTGGATGACAGGCTCATCGACGCCGACGGCAGCACGCCGATAGGCTTCTTCGAGCAGGCTGTCGAGCGCCACCTCGACGGCGGCCTCCCACTGCGTGCGGAACTCCAGGTCGTTGGCCTTGTGATAGAAGGCCGTCGAGCGAACGATCCCCGCAGCGGCTGCCGCCGCCTTGGGGCTCGCCGTGTCTTCCAGCACCGCAAGGAAGATCGCCTTCCTCTCTGGCGTGAAGGTGTTGGGGATCGATGGGCGGCTCACGTCTGTTCTCCGAAAAATGGCTTACGGAGTTATCGTGTCGTGCTTATGCGCGCAGGCACGCCATCGTTCTTTCAAGCGCATCAACGGCTTGGAGGGTCTTGACCCTCGAATCGACGATCAGGGGGTGAGGCGGCCCGGATCGTTGGCCTCGCGCGCGAAGGTCTCGGCGCGGCAGGTCAGGCGCCGAACCGGCCGCGTTCCCCGCATCGGTCGCCACGCCCGCCACGGTCGGCCAGGCTCTGGTCTCGCTGACGCGGGCTCACGGGGATTCGGGCTCGGAGGGCTCCTACTGCTTGCAGTGCTTACGGAAGCATTTACGTTTTTTTCTTTATAAATCAATACTTTATTTAGATCGTAAATACTGTAAGTGCTGTAAATACTCTCTGAATCAATCCAGGAAATTCTCTGTCGGTCTGATGTCGTGGCGGTCGGTCGGGGCTCGGCACGGCGCGCTTTTTTCCTGAAAGAATCCGGAGCGCGTTTTCGCGCTTACTGTGCTTACGGACGACGCAAGGCGTTGATCCGTATGCCTTTTTGGTCGCGCCGAGGCGTTTACGTTCGGAGCTTACGTAAACGCCTCTGGCGCTTACTCAGTCACCCTGCAGGCGCTTCAGGGGGATGCCCGTGAGCTCGGAGAAGGTCGCGAACGCCTGGCCGAGGGCGGGCAGGACGTAGGCCATCTTCCCGCGGAGCTCGCCACTGCCAAGCTGGCAGCGCCTCACGCCGTAGGTCTTGAGCACGCGGCCGAGCTGGTCGGGCGCGAGCCACTGGCGGCCCTTGGCCCTCGCGTAGTCGCGGTATGAGGAGTGCACCGATTCGCAGAGCACCCTGACCTCGCGCTCGGTCCAGTCGCCCTTGTGGTCGGTGCCATCGTAGGGCCGGTCGCCCGACTGGAGGAGCGAGAGCCACCACTCCTGCTGGATGTCCAGCCCGCGCAGCTTCTGCTCCTCAAGCGCCCGCGTTTGCGGCACGCTGTCGCGCGGCGCCCATCCCTCGATGTTCCGGGTCAGCATCTCATGCAGGAAGGCGGCGAGGCCGGCGCGGTCGTCCCCGTAGAGCTGCGCGTTGAGCGCGTCGAAGAACGCCTTGTCGCCGCGGCGGCTGCCGTTGACCTCGAACACCGCGAAGCGCCGCTCGTCCCCCAAGCCTGCAGGGACCACCCAGTCCGAGTTGGAGGCCATGACGATGTGGATGAGGTTCTTGCCCGACACCGCGTCGCGGCCCTTGCCCTCGTAGGTGATCGTCGGCTCGGTGACGAGCGCCTTGAGCACCGACTCGCCCGCCTTGTCGCCGGCCCAGAACGCCTCGTCCGCGAACAGGAGGATGCAGTTCTGAAGGTGGGAGTTGAAGCGCCCCACGAGCTGCGACGGGTTGGCGATGTGCAGGCCGCTCGCCCCGGCGAGCTCGGCCAGGGCGCGGCCGAGCGTCCCCTTGCCCGTGCCCTTGTCGCCGCGGAAGGCGAGCGCCACCTCGGCGGGGCGGCCGGGGCGCTGGACCATGTGCGCGATCCAGTTGAGGACGTACTCGAAGCTCTCGGCGTCGCCGTCCGTCAGCACGTCGCGGATGAGCTCGCGCAGCAGGGACCAGTCGCCCTTGCGCGGCTCGACGGACCAGCCCTTCCACAGGTTGAGCCATCCCTCGTGGTCCCGCTCGGGGTCGAACACCACGCCCTTGTACTGCCGGCGGTGCGGGTGCCTGAGCCACAGGCTGGACCTGCTGACGAGCTTGTCGCCCTTCTCGACGAGCTGGTTGCAGTAGAGGTTCTCGAAGTCCTCCTTCGTCGAGCGCTGGTAGATCGTGCGCCCGTCGAGCACCGGGTCGGCCTCCTCGGTGACGATGCGGAACTTGCCGCCCTCCATCACGACGTAGTGCCGCGCGTTCATCTCCTCAATGACCGCATCGACACCCTGCGGCTTCGGCGGCTGGCGCAGCGTCGAGTCGTCCACGCCCTGGCCGAGCTCGGCAGGGTCCTCCCACGCGTCGAAGTCGTCCTCCGGCTCCGCGCGCGCCACCTCGCCGCCCGCCTCCTGTACGACCTTGTGCAGGTACTTGATGGTGATCGGGCGCCCGCCGCGCGAGGCGGTCGAGTGCAGCGAGTCCCAGCGCCTGCCGATGATCCAGGCGTCGTCCTGGTAGTCGGGGTCCTGCGTGCTCCAGTCGATGAACTCCTGGCGCCCCTCGCCGTCGGTCGCGTGGTGGCAGGCCATCATGAGGTTTAGCCAGTCGCCGTGCTCCCTGAAGTCCTCGGGGTCGAGCTGCTCCAGGGTCTCCGCCAGCATCTCGGGGGGCAGCTCGCCGAGGCCCGCGGCCTCGCCGTGCGCGCGGGTCGGGCGGCGTATCAGGCGCAGCAGCGTGTCGGGCACCTGCGGTGCCTCCTCGGGGAACGGCGCGAGGTCGTCCCAGCGGTAGACGTTGCCGTTCGGGTGGATCGAGCCGGGCGCGACGACCTGCCGGCCGTGGCTCTTGAACTCCACGCCGGGGTAGTCCTCCAGGCTGTCGAGCACCTGCACGTCGGCGGACTTGCGGAACCAGTAGTGGTGCCCGCCTGAGCCGGTGTGCGCGTGGGGGCAGGTGTCGAGGTCGAGGCGCGCGTCGGCGACGAGCTCGGCCAGGGAGTCGCGGCCCTCGGGGAAGTTGCGGGGATCAACGTCGAGGACCATCCAGCTCGGCGGCAGGCGCACGCCGACGTTCAGGCCGCGGCGCTCGGCCTGGGCCAGCACCTCGCGGCTGTCGTAGTCGCGGGACTGCCACGCGCCGTCGATCGGCGACTTGCCGCGGGCGCGGCCCTTGGCGTCCCTCGCATCCCAGCGGTGCAGCGGGATCAGCGTCAGGCCCGCGCGGAGCAGGCTCTCGGCGTCAATCGATGGCTTTGCGTCCGACCTGGTCGCGGCATGATCTTTCTCGTGGGTCGTCATGCCCGCTTCCTCTGCTTGTTGATCGTTTGCGCCCACGGACTCATCCCCCGTGGGCGTTTTCTTTTGTGCGCTCATCGGTCAGCCCTCCGCGCTCGCGCGCTCGTTCGCCATCTCGGCGAGCTTGCGGCGGGCGGTGCGGGACTCGTAGGAGCGCGACAGCGGCTGCACCTCGACCATGTAGGCGCGCAGGTCGCCCACGCGGTAGCGGATGGTCTTGGGTCCGATGCGCTGGTAGGTCGGTCCGCGGCGTTGGCTGCGATACCAATTCAGGGCGTTGGGGCTGAGTCGCAGGAAGGCGGCTGCCTCCTGGACGTTGAGCAGCGCCTCGTCGGGCAGCGCGTGGAGTTCGCGCAGCTCGGCGAGCGTCAGCTCAAGTGGGGTGGGGTTCGTCATCTCTCGTACCTCATCGGGCTCCCGGCCGGCGGGATTGCCGGTCGGCGGATGACTGCCCGATGTGCGTCACGGAGAAGCGCCCGTTCGATCCCCTCAGTCGGTGGGGCGGGCGGCACGATCTAAGCCCCGTGCAGGGCCTTGCCCGCGGGCGGCGCGGGACTTCGTCGGGCGGGTGGTGTCGCCCGACAGAAACGAATATGCCACAAGGGCTCGGCGAGAAATACCAACGTTCGGCACGGCTCCCGGTGAGTCCGTGGCGCATCCGGTCGGCCGCGCGCTGCTCTGCGCCTAGGCCGAGGCGTCCGGGCTCGCCACGGGCCGCCTGGTGAGACCGGAGAGCAGCTAGAACAGTGCGGGCTGCGGCTTCTGACCGTTGCCTGAGCTCCTGGCCGTGACCGTCTCGATTGGTTTGCCCAGCAGCAGGAAGTCGGGGATGCCGAGCGGGGGCACTGTCTTCAGCATGCCATCCGCGTCGTCTTTGAGTTTCTCCCGCAACTCCATCAGAAGCCTGCCTAGGACGTTCTGCCCGATCAGTGTGTCGCCAGCCTCATCCGCCAACTTGGCACCCCAATAGTCGTCCTTGCGCGACTGCTCGACGATCGGTCGATCGCGTGTGGCGAGCAGGAGCCGACCGAACTCCTCGTAGTTCTGCGCGAGCTTCACTCGGAGGCACCAGCGCATGACCTTGTACCGAACATCGTCCCAGTCTGGCCTTGAATCCTTGCGGTGCGGCTTGCTCTTCATCTTTGCGGTCATTGGGCTGTGCTGCCCGATGATTTCCCGCTGGACTTCCGGCATGTGCGGAAAACGGCAGGCCTGATATAGGGCCTCCGTCGTCAGGATGCGGACGCCGTTGATATGCAAGGGATAGCCTGAGGCCATGTTCGACAGGCCGCCGAAGTCCTCCTTCGTTTTGTAGACGACGACAGCCTCGCCGCGGACGTAAGTACGCAGGAGGCTGTTCTCGGGCCGATCGATGCTAGAGCGTGAGGTCATCGAAGATGTTCCTCGCGGAGGAATAGCCCTCACGCTGCAGCAGCGGATACCAGTGCAGGGCGCCCGAGGTTGCCTCCGGGTCTCCCCACCACATTGCAAGCGGACAGTTGTTCGGGCAGTTCCGGTAGGTAACGATCATCGAGCCGAAGCCCACGCCGAACGGGCTGAAGCCGAGCGGACGCATGGACTGTTTAGGGTTCTCGCTCATCGCCCTAATCTTGGCGCCCGCGATAAGGAACTCGCTCTCCAGGACCTGACGACCCGCTTCCGAGGAGAATGGTTCGATTGCCACTGTGCTTGGCTGCCGAGGCTCGAAGGGGAACTTCGCCGGCAGAGCCATGTACGCCTGAACCTCGGCCACGTTCGGAACCGCCGTAGGCCAAAGCACTCCCGAACTATTCTTGTACCACTTGCGATTCTCAATCTCGAGGGCACGCCAATACTTGACGGCGATCTTCTTCCCCGACTGCGCGATCACGTTCTTGAGCCTCTTATCGACCAGGTACGAGCCTCCGGAGTGAAGGGCCGCAACGATGACATGGACCGTGGCCGATTGAGGCGCGTCATTGACGATCCACGGCTCAAGGTCATTGCCCACGCGGTTGCCGCTGAACATCACGTCATCAAGGTAGATGAAGTCGCCGCCAGCCTCTCCGCAGTCATCCAGGTCGAGGCCGCATTCATCTTCAAGGCACTTTGAGAAGAGCTTCAGCATCTCCTTCTGGCTCTGCCCGTTCTGCTGGATGTTCAGGAAGTTCGCGGACGACCAGTACGCAGCGGGATCAGCACCGGCCAGCTTCGCGTTGTTCACAAGGGCGCGGAGGAAGTCCTTCACGTTCTTTCGCGTGAAGAAGGTCTGCTTGATGACGTGGTCAAACTCGCGCAGAAACGGCAGCTGCTGAGCAGGCGTGAACTGATGCAGCCAACGATCTACGTGCTCCGGCGTCGGCTCGGGGAGGTCCCCTTTTCGGTAGGTCCTGATCTCGCTCGCGACGGAGGCGAGCAGGTCATCACGTTCGCTCATCTGGTAGTCCCCTGCTAATTGACGAGTCTTAAAGCTCCATCGTATCCATGCCAAAGCGCTGATCCAAGGCCGGTAGCTCAAAGCAAAAAGGGCAACCCACTTGGGTTGCCCTTCTCACTTCAAGTGGTGCCGGCAAGAGGAGTCGAACCCCCGACCTTCGCATTACGAATGCGCTGCTCTACCAACTGAGCTATGCCGGCTAAAACCGAAACTTGTTCAAACCGTGTCTGTACTACCTCGCCGCCGGACCGCTGGCGGCCCGAAAGCCTTGCCGCGCTTAGCTCTTCGATCAAGCATCATCGCATCGGTGTTCCGATTACGAATGCGCTGCTCTACCAACTGAGCTACACCGGCGTTGCTGCGCGTCACTCGCTTCATGAGCGGCACGGCAAGCCTGTAATTATAGCAGCGTCGCTTCCGGCGCAGCCAGCGTCGCGTCCAC